GCGGGTTAGGTGGTGGCGCAGTTCGTCGGCGGTGAACTGGGCGAGTAGCTGCTTGCGGAAGGGCATACGAACGACTGGATAACGTGTGGTTTCGTCATCATTCTCGTCAATCTGGATACCGTTATCAGGTTCTACATCCTGACCGGTTGTAACGCCGGTGTTGCTGGTGCTTTCTGATTTGAGAAGAGTAAGCTTTCCGCTTCTCCACTCTTCAACTAACTGATTGCGGTCGGCAGCATCTGCTTTAGTCCAGTCGGCCATGAATGCAGCAATTACTTCAGCTTCGTGCGCTTCATCTGGCGGGAAGACTTGCTTAATCGCCTGGACCAGTTTCCACTCAGCGTTCAGGCTGAGTTCGGCAACTTCAGGGATGTCGTTCTTCGCCAGCAGCAGGTTCTGGAAATAGGTATTGCCTTCATCCAGTGACATTTCGCTGGCAGCCAGCTGCTGCTCTTTAGTGATATGTGACTGGTATTTGTCGCTGGTCAGATGGACCGCAAAACGTACCGCTGGTGTGCGGTTTTCAAGCGGGACACTCTCGACGGTAGTTTCGACTTTTACGGTCTTTTCCGGTGCGGCGGTGTCGTCCATTGCTCCAGTAGACTCAGCACCAGCCTTTGGCAACCAGGTGCGTCCATCGTCCTGCAGTTCGTAGCGTTTGCACCAGGTGTAATCCACAGTGCTTTCTTCAGGCAGATCGTTGTAAACAGGGAAATCGGTGCGAACCGGTTTGGTGTAATCCTTCCCGCGTCCGGTTTCAATACAAGCATCTTCCAGCTCAACATCGAGCTGCAGGTTGGCACGGGCTTCTGATTTAGCAGTGAACCAAATCACTGCGTCTTCTTTGCCAGATTTCTGCGTAGCCTTCACTACATAGAAAAATTCCATGTGAGATCCTCTTTTTTGGATGTAAGATCCCCGGGCCAGAGATAGCGCCCATTGGGTGAACTTTGGTTTTTTAAGTAGTTTTCCGGTGTAACTTTGGTCGGGAGCACCGGACGTACGGGCCGCCTTGCGCGGCTTTTACGTTATGCCTCGTGGGCCATCTGGTCGTACGAAGCACAACGTTCAGAGCAGTATTCTTTTTCTTTGCGCGCCAGCTGTGCGCCGTTGCGATAGAGAAGGGTACTTTTGACTACTTCCTCCGGTTTAACCGGCTTGTCGCAGTAACCGCATTTCGTAGAGTTACACATCTGGATTCCCCTTTTGCGCCAGTAGGTAGCACAAGCGGCGAAGAATCACCTCGAAGAAGTTCAGCTTTACTGCCTGTTGCCGTGATGGCTTACGTGCGTAATCAGTCACTTTGATCTCCTTGTAATGCCTGTCTTTTGACCACATCAGGCTCGGTGGATCCTGCTATTCCCCAACAACAAGGATTCGTTTAATCTGGATATCCCCAGCAACAAGAAGAGTATTCGTAGTGATTGCCGAACTATCAGCTGCCATGGCCGCCATAAAAGAGACCGCAGGTTTAGCCAAAGTCATCAACGACGCAAAAACTGATGCGGAAGTTAAAGCTGCCACGATTGAACTTCAGAACAGGTTAATTACACTTCAGGCGGAGTGCTTCTCTCTCGGTGACGTGATCCGTCAACGTGAAGAAGAAGCACTGCTTCTCAAAGCAAAAATTGCAGAGTACGAAGATTTTCAATCCCAGACTGAAGGTTATGTTTTCAATCAACTTGAATCTGGTACGTTTGTGTATTCGAAGGAGCAGATTGTGGGTGAAAAGAAGGTAACAGTGCATCTTTGCCCACAGTGTTTTACAAAGAGAATAGTATCGATACTTCAGCCTACTGGAGAGCCGTACTATAACGCTCATGCCAGATGCTATTTTCACCAATCTATTTGCCATAATTGTAATGCCTCTTACTCGATGAATACCTCTAACTACACTCTTGATGCCAGCTGGATTAGCTAACATTCAGGGATACCCAGATTTTAAAGAGCGAAGCGTCCTGCTGGGCGCTTTTCTTATGCCTTATCGCCGGCCAGCGGAACGTTTACACCTGATGCGCGTTAATCTCTCCACCTCATCCGACTGTTCGTATGCCGTCGGCGGCTACTTCGTGGGCGTCCTGCCTTGGTGGTTCGTAGTGCGTCTTGGTGAAATAGATTAAACACAATGTTTAAACAAGTGTCAACTAAATGAGTAAGATAAGATAAACAAAAAGTTTAACTCCGGGTCGCTAGGTTGAGAAACTGTGAGTTGCAGGCAAAAAAAATCCCGACATTAAGGTCGGGATCGGGGAGTTGGGGGCGTTAGTTTGGGAGCAGAGCTGGTGTGAGAGGCCATAAAAAACCCGGCGCGGTGGCCGGGTTGAGAGCGGATGTTAATCTGCAGACGGTGGAGTTGGCGATTTGTTCATAACAGGCCATTGTGAAATATACTTCAAAACTCGAGAGCCAAGCTCAAGTTCTTGACGACCGATTTCATCATAACGCTTTCTGGCGTCATCTTTGGTGGCTTGGCTCAGATTAGAATCATTTATCATCGTCAATAGCCGCTTCTTCTCAGAACTGGCGCATATTGTAAAAGCAAGCTTGCTAAAGGACATACTGCCAAAATCTTTCAATGTCTTGATAATAAATAAAATCATGATCGACAAGAAAGGTATTGAACGATACGCCCATTCCCTAGTTTCACCTTCGGGGAAAAAGACCGGAATTGCATTAGTTGCGTATCCACATAATACGCTTGCTATAACGAGCGGAAGGCCATTTTTAGCTGTGTTTTTGAGGTTATTGTTAGGCATTAGTCTTCCTGCTTAAAGTATGCAGAACTAGCTTGTAGCTTATGAAACTTCACAACAAAAAACGCGTAACCGATTTTCAGCATCCAATACAACACCGGTAAAAGAGCTATGTACAAGGGGATGTAGCGCATGACCTTACCTCCTAATACATTAACTATAACACCAATCAAGCATATCATTATTACAGAAAGTGCCGCCAGACCAAGACATTTATCTGGTTGAGTTGCCTGAGTTGAAATGAACATAACAGTAGCTTTATCGGGAGTGTAAGGCGTGTCACCGATGCGATTTTCAATTTTCGGAAATGCCTCGAAAATCTCAGAATCACTTACAGTTAGTCTTAGTATCGAGTTTGTGTCTAAACAAACAGCGGCCATAAGAGTTTATCCCCGAATCTTCTTTGAAACATCAAACGCAGAAAATGTGGCAATGAAACCGCATCCAGAGCAAATAAGAGGATAAGCCCAGATACCGCGTCCGGAGGAGTTGGGTAATGGATAAGTCACGATAGCCGGATGTTCGATAGAGTCAAATCTAGGAGGTATACCCCACACGGTACCTCTGCACAAAGGGCAAACCATCTCCCCGTGCTTATTTTCCTTACTTAAAAAATAATCCCCAAATTCTTCCATACGTACTGAAAGGGCTCTTGATATGTTACTTTCGTCTTGTTTTTCAACGTTGTCTTTTTTATTTTCGTCCATTTTTTGTACATTCTTTTAGTTTGAAAACTTAAGTGAAAGAGGGCGAATAAAGTCACATCAGTGATCTTAGAGCCTACTACATTGATTTGTTATGATTTTATACGTCCCTTCATGTACTTCTCATAAAGCTCATCCAGTTCTTTCAGGCGAAGCGCAAATATGCGAAGCATGTTCTGCTGCTCTTCTTCCGGTAGTTGCCTATAGAGCTCCAACAGGCGCTGTTCGTCCGGCTTGAGTCCGTCCTTTTCGCCAACTTCCTGGCCAAGAATCCACTCAAGACTTACCCCGAGCGCATCCGCCAGCTTTATGGCTGAGCTTTTCCCAATAGTCCCACGAACGAACCAGTTATTGACCGACTGAGCACTGACCCCACAAATGCGTGCCATGTCTGACTTGGTCAAATTCTTAAGCTCAAGGATCTCATTAAGCCTTTGAACTTGGGGGTGGTTAATCTGATGAGTTTTTTCTTTCATGGGCAAATTCTAAACCAAAAGTTTATTAGCTCAATATTCAAAATGTTGACTTGTAATTAAACATTTTGTTTAATTGGATCATTGCCAATGGAGCCAATTATGAATGCTATTGATAAAGCCATTACCAAAGCAGGAACCGCCACCCGTTTAGCCGAATTATTAACCGTAAGCGCCATGACTGTTAGCCATTGGCGGAATCGCTATAGAGGTGTCGTTCCTGCAGATCGCGTCCTGCAAATTTATGCAGTCACCGGCGTCACTCCTCACGAACTGCGCCCAGATCTTTACCCAAACCCCACAGATGGTTTACCTAAACAGGAGCCTTAACAATGCATACTGTTTCAGTTCAACAGAGTAGCAGAGCTTGCTCTAATCCACTGATATTCCCATGTCATCAAAGCGAATCGGCAGAGCGGGATATTGATCATCGAGATATTTGTTCTGCAGTCCGGGCGTGGGCAGCGGCAGAAGGGCGCGTAGCTGTTGCGCTTCAAATCCAAGAAGCGGCGGAAGAACTTCAACTTGATGGTGTGGATTTCTCAGGCCAGGCCGATGTCTGGAACGTGAAGTTGTTCCGCTGGCTCGACAACAAAGAAGACTCCTCATCGTACCGAAAGAACGTCGAACATCTGGTGCCCGCGATCATGTCTGTATTACCGATTCGGTACCGCGACCGTGTCGTAAAGAACGACTCGTTTGCGTATCGCATGGCCAGATTAGAAAAAGAAGTGAGTGAGGCTAAGCAAGCTCTGATGCTCGATGCACCGAAGAAGGAAAAGCTAAAGGAGTTAGGCGAGGGGATTTTTGAATTGTTCCGTGTCGATCCGGACCTTACGGCGCCGCTGCTGGCGATGGTGACAACCATGCTGGGGGCAATGTGAAGACTTCAGAAAAGGCGAAAGCCGCGGTGCTCGAACACCAACGGCTTTCAGGTGCAAAAACGGAGTGTAATTGCGGAGCTAAGTATGTCAAACACAGCTGAAA